AATAGGACGTTTATTGATGGCGAACTAGTAGGCCAAGACTCAAACGGTAATGACGTATTGAGCGCTCCAAGGTCTAACAAGTGGCAAGAACCTAGATTCGACACAGGGATCAACAAATGGTACTTAATTAGTGCTACTGAGTTTAATTACTCTCAGCCAAGGCAAGATGCTATTCTAGGGATTGTCCAAGGTTTTCCAAGTGTTGAAATCATCGCTGACTTTGTGGCGACGGTAGAAGAGGCTTAAAAAATGCTACAAAATATACCTACGCTTGATGAAATAGCTAATAGATCTAGGGCAGATGCTAAAAGTCAACTACCCGCTTTGGATCCATATAATCAAAGCGGTACGGTTAATGCTGAATTGGTAGCAAATGCAGGAAGAGTAAAAGAAATTTACGATCAAGTAGAAATTGTCTCTGATAATAATTTCTTAGCTACTGCCGATGAGCCTACTTTAGTTAGTAAAGGCTCAGAAGTTGACTTGCCTTTGAATCCCGCTACAAACGCAAGCGGAATAGCTATTTTTACTGGCGTAAATGCTACAAATATACCTATTGCTACTGAAATACAGTCTTCTGAAGGGAGCACATATAAAACTGAAGTATCATCTACTATATCAAATAAAAATTTGACAATAGATGTTTTGACTGCTACGGGAACGAGCGCAACGGCAACTATTAATAACGGTCACGATCTAGGTAGTGGAGTACAGGTTTTAATTAGCGGTGCGGTAGAAACTGAATACAACGGCACTTTTGAAATCACTGTGATTTCTGCGACTGTATTTAATTATACTCTTCTATCTACTGCGACTTCGAGCCCTGCAACGGGAACTTTAAACGCTAACTTCACGACTGCTAATGTAAATATAATTAGTGAATCTGAAGGTCAAAATCAAAACTTAATTGGCGGTTCAAGATTGACTTTGGTTCAAACTACTGCGGGAATAGATCAATCAATCAAGACAACTATTTTAGGAATTGATGGCGGTACTGATATTGAATCTGTTGAGGAGTATCGAGCAAGACTTTTATTCAATCAAAGAAATCCTTCAACGCCCTTCAACGAGGCAAATATAATAGTTCAATCTCAGAAAGTCAGTGGAGTTACTAGGACTTTTGTTTATGAGGCTCAAGACTTGCCAAGAACGGTAAGCGTGTCAAGCGCAGTGGCTACAAGTGATTTTGTCACTTTGGATCTTACTGAAAATCATGATATTAAAGATGGTCAACAATTTACTATCACAGGAGCAAATCAAGCTGATTTTAATGGTACTTTTGGAGTAGTTGTTATTGATGCAGATACAGTCGGTTACTATTCTTCGGGTACTGCAAATCAAACTGCTACAGGAACTATTCAAGCAGATTTTGCAGTAGTTCAATTAGGTCAAGTGGCGGTTTATTTTGTTCGTGATAATGATACGCCAATTATCCCAAGTGGGCAAGAGGTTCAAGATGTTAAGGATTCTTTACTATTAATTAAACCTGCTGATTTAAGTGATTTAGATTTATTGGTTAGGGCTCCAAATGAAGTGACTCAAGCTTTTAACTTTTCGGAATTGACTCCCGATACAATAGGTATACGAAATTCCATCGAAGCTAATTTAGGGACGTTATTTGAAGATAATCAGCTAGGTCAAGATATAACTGAAACTCAATACAATACGGCAATTCAGACGAGCTTTGATCCCGAAACGAATCAAGTAGTTCAGACTTTTACTATTGACGTAAGCGGTAATTTAATTGCTCAGTATAATGAAATTCTAACTCTTGGAACAGTGAGTCATTTATAATGAATACTTTTGTTGAAAACAATATTTCAGATCAAGCAGATATGCTTGCTCGAAAAATGCCCGATGGCTTTGCTTATTCAAGTAAATATATAAATGACTCTACTTTAAGAAAATGGCTACTTGCTTTAGGTGCTGAATATTTGAGGATGGAAGAGTATTTAAATTACATTTCTACTGAATTTAATTTAACTACAACAAGTGATCTTATCGAAGAATTTGAATTTGACTACGGGATGAACTCAAATTGCTTTTCTCAATTCACTTTAACGGGTACGATTGAGGAAAGAATAAATGCGATAATTACAGTGATAGCAAGTCGTGGTACAAGTACAGAATCAGACTTTGAATTTATTGCTAGCTTACTTGGATTCACCGTTACGGTAACTGCGAATCACCCAACTACACCAAATCAAGTTGATGATCGTTGGAAAATATTTGTAGATATTGCAGGCGCAATATCAGAGAATGTTTTTCCTTATACTTTTCCTATTGTTTTCGGTGATAGCACTCAATCTATTTTAGAATGTTGGTTTGATAAACTAAAGCCTGCTCACTGTATTTTAGTTTATGTTTGAGTTTCTATACAAATAGAACTATCTTAAATAAAATAAAAAGGAATTTCTAATGAATACACCAAGCAAGGTGACAGGTGACTCTTATTTAGCAACGGAATTCACTCAATTTAGTGGTGAATCAAAAAATGCTATTTTATCAAGTGGTCAATCTCTAGCTAATAATGATGTTCAGCTTAAACAAGCAATGGCTAGGTATGCTTCAGCGGGTGCAAGCTTTACTGATAACGGGATTGCTGACGCTTATAATTTGATAGCTAAAGGATCTTACGATTTAGTTACGACTTATCAAGATGGAGCGATTTATTACTTCACTACCGCAAATGCGAATACAGGCGCAAGTACAATTTCAATAAATGGACTTACTGCGAAAAACTTAAAGAAAAACGCTTTCGCTGATGATTTATTTCTTGGTGATATTATAGCTGATAAAGTTTATCAAGTTTATTATTCAAGTGCTCAAGATGCTTTTTTATTGATGAATGAAGGATCGAGTAAATTAAGAGTACACGCCTTTGTGTTATGGGATCAAAATGGAGGGGTAGTTACGGTTCACGACTCGGAAAATATGACGAGCGTAACCCGTCCTGCTACGGGGCACACGGACTTTGTATTTACTACGCCCACACCCGATGTGAATTTTGTGCCCGTGTATATGTGTGGGATAGACCAAGGGAGTAACCCATACACAATAAACGAGCGAGACTATACCACGAACGTACGAACTACAACAACAATTAAAACGATAGTGCAGAATAATAACGATACTATAAAAGACCCTGCAATCTCTTCGTTAACTATATATGTAAGGGCATAACATGAAAACATTAAAAGATACTGGTGCAGGTTGCTCAATTACTGTATATCTCAATGAGAAAGTCTACGCAACTAAAATAAAGAACCTTTCAGAAAATGAAATGGTTGCTCCCGAAGAACTGCCTTCAATCCCTGCCGAATATTGGAGTATTCAAACAATCGGAGGTGTAAAAACCCTCGTTGCTGATTCTGCTTCTTATGATGCTGATAGTCCTATTCGAAGAGAAGAGGAATTAAAGCCTCAAGCCTTCAAGTATCGAGATATTAGAATGGGTGGAGATGAAGTCGGTATGCTTAATGGATATTCCGAAGCAGAAATACTTTTAGCTCCCTTGGCGCTTGCTAATCGAAACTGGCTAGATGCTTTATTCAAAATCTATACTGATAGGCTCTTAGACCCTTCCGATGAAACTCCTTTCAGCAACGTAGGCGAGAAGCCTAATTCTTTTACTGAATTACTAGCCGAGAAAAGATCACAATGAAAACTGGAGAAACTCAAGATATTGAATTAGTAAATACTTTCACTCCAAAAAATGTAGGAGATCCAGCGGTTGTAGTTGCTGATTTTCCTCAGATAGTGAGCTTCGTTTATTACTGCGAAAACTCAGTAAAAACTATTGTCGGATATTTTGCTCTTGATATAAGCAATCCTAGTTTAGATCAAAGCATTGCTTGGACTGCTTTGACCGCTACGGATACAGGCACGAATGAAATTACTTTAGACATGCAACTAGCTTCGACTTCAACAATCGACTTGCTGGCATTATGTGATAGAGTTGATATGAAAATCGAATCCAGTTTTGTAGACTCGTTGGGAGATGTGTCTACGACTGAAAATGAAATTAAACTAGAAATTATGAAACAGTCAATAGGCGAAGGATTATTCTAATGTTTGAAGTAGCGGTTTTAGGGGAAGTTACTTGGGTTGATTTAGGCGGTTTAGTTGTAGCGACTACGGCTTTATTCCTTACTATTTTTGGTTTAGTTATGGGATTAATAACTAAGCTTATGTTTAGCAAATTAGATTACATGACAGCTAATATAAAATTATTGAATGATCTTTGCGTTGCTAATAATGCAGAGATAAAACATTTGAATAGAAATCACGAAGAGTGCAAAGATGATCGAGAGTCATTACATAAAAGGGTGACTGAATCTCAAGGCGGTGTTTAATGAATATTGATCCAACTCCTTTATTGCCTAAAGATAGCGTATTTAAAACTATGACCGTAGTAAATGCGCTTGGCGAGAAAGTAGGCAGGATAATATCTGACCCTATTTATGGACTCGTCTTAGTTGGCGAGAACGACACAGGAACGCCTCAGCCAGTAACTTTTGTGGGTAGTTCTACAATTCTTGGAGGCGATCAATTAGGAATAAAGTTTAATACTTCTAACAAGGGCGATTTCCCTGTTTTAGGAACTCAGTATATCACGGCTGAAGGTCAGCTTGTTTACGCCATAAATACGACTCCACTTGATGTGGTTGCTTATTCTGAAGTAGGAACAAGAACCACGAATATTAATCTAACGACTACGTTTCAAAAGATTGTATTAAAAGTTTTGGTTAATGAATACGATGATTTATCCTCAAGAACTGAATATCTTTACAAAGTTTTAAATAATACTAATCAAGATAGAACGCTTGAGATGTATTTGACTAAAGACGACATATCACCACTGCCCGAAGAAATAAGAACCATAACGTTAGGTAAAGGATCTGAGCCCGTAGTAATTGAAGGCGCTGATTCAACTTCAAGCGGTGATTTATTAGTTGGTGAAGAGGTTCAACTGTGGGCAAGATGTACAACTGGAACGGCTGATTTAACAGTTGTGGCAACGGTTGAAGATCCTGCAAGTATCACTATCGAACAAAACGCAAGCTCACAGAATCCTATTCAAAATGAAATAAATCTAAATTCAAATACGACTCTCGTTCTTAGATCATGGAATAGGCTTACAGGTGGTGATACTTATTCACTTCCCGCTATTGTCGATTATAACGTAAAAAAACCTAGACAACTTTTGATAAAAAATGAAACTGATTATTCTATTGTTATCAATGGTCAAATTGAATCAACTAACGGAAGCGTGTCTTCTTTAATTATTGATGGTGGTGAATCATATAGATTAGCAGAATCTTCTTTGTCTACCTATTCAGTAATAGGATCTGATTTAAGAAAATTAGATAAACAAGTAAAAGTAAAAACTTCCTCAGATTTTGGCGTTATTGACTCTACAAAAGTCTATTTCCTTGACGGCATAATTAATATGACGGGGGTGGAATTAGAAGTTCCCGAAGATGGTATGTATTTAACAGGATATAACTTTGATTTATCGGGGCTTATCTGCGATGATGATAATTATACTTTATTCAATTCTCCCGTTGGTGGTAGTGGTAATATTTTGTATGATAATATACATATTGATATAAGCGGTACAAACTCGCAAGTATACGATATAAAAAGTAAAACTGGTTTCGAGGCAATTGAAATTGATAAAGTGAACTTCAATAACTGTACTTCATTAGGGATTATTGATAATTATCGTCAAGGTTTAGAAACTGGTACAGGAAGATTTGGCGGTACTCCCGAATTGACTTTAAAAGGAACTTGGATAGGCGGTTATTTTATCGACACTAGTATTGTAAGATCGTTAGCTGACGGTGCTTATACATTGTATAAAGCGGGTGTTGGGTTTATTATGGGATCAAGATTTAGAAGTAATCAAAATATTGATTTACCCGCCAATGCATCGTTTTTTGATTTCTCTGAATCTAATTTTATTAATCCTTCAACTCTACAATTAGACGGTTGCATAATGACTAGAAATGGTGTATTTGATGCAGAAGACACAAATTACACTCCTAATACATCAGCGTCAAGTTTAGTATCAGCGTGGAATAATAACAACGGTCTTGAAAATACTTTTGTAGGTGGTGTCCAAACAGTAACGACTGAATCAACAACCACTATAAGCGATTCAGATACTTTTTACGATGTTGCGGGTACTTTTACGCCTTCAGAACTTGAGCACTTTGATTCACCTGCAAATGGTCAACTAAGGCATTTGGGTATAAATCCCCGTGAATACAGAATTTATTTCGATGCTATTATGGATGGTAATCCCAATAGAGTAATTACTTTGAGGGCAACAAAATGGGATGATAGCGCATCGGTTTTTGTTACAGTTGGTGAACAGATAAGGCAGGTCAATAGTTTGGTGGGTGGTCGTGATGTTGCTTTCATGACTTATTCAACGGCTATAGTTTTGGATCAAAACGACTATATAAAATTGCAGGTAGCCAATAATACCGATACTTCAAATATCACGATGGAAGAAAATAGCTCCTACAGGGTTGAGCAAAGATGATTAAATATTTATTCTTAATTTTATTTTTTGTTTCTTGCAGTTCAGATAAAAACGCCAGTGATGGAGTATTAACAAAATCACCGATCAAATCAAAAAAAACTCCCGTATTTAAAAATGTAGATGTGGATGATGTTGATTCTGCTTACGATTATCTTAAAGGTAATAAAACGGCTCGTATGGTAACGGCTAGTAAAGGAATGGCTAGAAGTCTTAAATTTGAGCCATTAAAGCTTAAATTAATAGCCTTTCATGATTTTGGATATACTCTCACACCAAAAGACGTTAAGCCCTATATGAGCGACTTACCGAACATTTCAGCGATCTTTGTAAATAAAGAAACAAAAGAGTTTGTTCAGTATGGGGCAGAAGATAAAGCGAGCATAGAAAAACTTTATAAGGAAGCCCAAAAAGGTGAGGAAAATAATAAGGCTCACAAAGAGCTTCAAAAATCCTATAACGAGCTTATTAAAAATATTGAAAACAAATCCATTGAAGTAGCTAATACTTGGAGTGGTCGTTTTTTTTGGCTTGCTGGTGCTTTTATAGTAGCTTTTGGAATATCGAAAGCTTTCTTTTCGGGGATAGCTTCAAAGACGATGATTTCAACGGGGATACTTTGTGTGGCAACGGGTTCGTATTTGCTTTTGACTGCGACTTCAATTAAGTTTTTAGGAGAGTTCTTAGAGGAATACGGAAGTATGGTTTTGCTCGGTACTCTTATTCCTGTAATAATAATATTTTTAATTACCTTGGCAAAAAAAACCGATGTAATTGATGATGATAATGAAGGTGATGATGATGGCGAATGAATTAAATATTATACTCGATCCAGTGGATCAAACAGGATTAACTGTAACGGCAAACGTAACTTCGGCTGGCGGTGCTTCAATAGCTTCGGTGGCTCTTACTGAGGTCGCCACTCCAGCTTATTACGTAGGTGATTTAGATTTAAGTATAATTGCTGATGGAACGTATGCGGTACAGGCGATTGATGATACAAGCGGTTATATGCTAGGAAACGGATTGCTTCATGTTTTAGATGGTGCAGAGGTTTCTGAATCTACCATTCAAAAGAATGATGATGCTAATAAAGATTCAATAACAACGGATATATCAAATTTAAACGACTTTGATCCTGCCGTTGACGTAGTGGCAAGAGTGACTTTAGTTGATACGACTACCACTAATACTGATATGCGTGGTACAGATAGCGCAATAACTGATTTAAGCCCTATTCAAAACGTTGTAGATGATATTCAAAAGTATCACATGAATCGCAGAGTTTGGGATACTGGAACTGGAATTATAACTATCTTTGAAGATGATGGAGTAACCGCACGAAAAGCATTTGATAATATAATTAATATAGATGGTGCAACGATAGAAATTAATCCTCAATAGGAGATTTTAAAATGCTTAATACATTCGGGTTAGGGTCAAGCGGTGGAGGAACTATAGAAGTCACAGTTTACCGCTTCTGCAAAATTACTTCTACTGGAAAAGTCAGCAAAACAAAAATAATTGGTACGGGTAAAATCAGTAAATTAAAAATCACTGGATCGGGAAAAATAACCTGCTAAAAACCTAAAAAACCGAAAGCAAAAAAGGCGAATTCTTAATTGA